CAGGTTCGGCAAGAGATGGTCGGCGTTAAAGAAGATCTTGCCGAAACGAAGGCTAACAACACAGAGCAACACAGAGAGCTCTTCGACAGTAGAAACAATATGAGCGACGTACTCGCGAGATTGACGGCGCTCTTCGAATCGATGGACAAGCGCCAAGACCAGATGGACAAAAAGCTCGACATCCTGATTGAGCGCCGTTCGTCTGACAGGAAATAGGAGGGATTATGCCGAGCACGATAAAGAAAGACCGAAAAGGCGAGCTTTGTGACGCCTCGGCATCCCTCATTGAACGATGGTGCCGTGCCGGTAAAATGTGGCGCATTGATACCGGCTACAAGACGCTCGCGGCCCTAAATGATTATGCGACCATTACCTTCAAGACCCCGGCGACGGGAGTCATCTATTACAATTTCGCCGGGCTTAGCAAGTCAGGGAATGAGATCGTAAAGAGCCTTATCGAAGGTTGCACGATTTCTGGCGGAACGGTAACGGCCCCTAAAAACTTCAACAGAAATATTCCAGATTCTGCTTGTTTATTTACGGCTATCAAAGTCGGCCTCTCTACCGATGCGACCCCGACCACGATCACGGGCGGCACGGAAATTTTCCCCGACCTCGCGGCAGGAACAGCGCAGGGAAAAAGCATCCCTGGCGAGCAGTCCGTTCTCTCGGGCGTCCTGATACTCAAAAACAATACCGTCTACGCGCTCAAGCTCCTTGCCAAGGGTGCGGCGACTTTCGCGGCCTATGTCGGCATCGCGGTGGTGGTAGAATAATGGCATACGTCACAGAGTCCTATTATGAGACGACCTACTTCGGCGTCGACGCGGGAACCGATTTCAACCGGCTAGCGTCACGCGCGTCGGACGACATTACTGCCGCTTGCCCAATGATACCTAAGGATGAGACTGGCGAAGCCCTCGATCAGACGAGCCTTACCGTCGAACAGCTCGCTCTCCTCAAAAAGGCGACGTGCGCTCAGATTGAATGGTATGTCCAGAATGGAGACGACTACAATGAGGCATCAGGAGGAAGCGGTGCCAGGATCGGCAGTTACTCTGAGGGCTCTGGCGGCGCTTCGATCAAAAAGGCCGCCGGTCTTGCGCCCCGTGCCAAGGGATACCTTGAGCAGTCCGGCCTAATGTCGCGGGCTGTCCATGTTATCGGATCGCCCCGCCGCTGCTCGCAGGACTACGATTGTGAGTAACCCCATTCCGCGACGCTTGCTCATCCATTCGGCAACGCTCGCGCCCTACGTGTCTCCTGGCCCGCCCGTGGTCTACGGAACCGCGGTAACACTCACCCATGTCCGCCTCGAGCCTGTAAAGCAGAATGCCATGACCTCGCTGGGCGATATGAAGAATGACCGCTTCCTTCTTTTCTTCGATTGCAAGAACTCGCTTCCTGTCGGTCGGACGTTCTCCATGAAGGACAGAATTACCTTCGGGGGCCAGGCGCTCTCCGTGCGCAAGGTGACTCCATGCTATGGTGATGATTCGACCGTGCATCATTATGAGGTGAATTGTGTCTAACGTGCGGCTAGAGTTCGACATTGACAAAGCGGTAGCTCGCCGCATTCCTCTTTTCGCCCAGGCGCAGGCTGCGCTTGATACGCAGATCGTCAAGGACTCAAATCAGTTTTGCCCCAAGGTCGAGGGGACTCTCCGTGAGTCTGGCCGCGTTGACAGCCCCGGGATGATCTCGTGGAATATGCCCTATGCTCGGTATCAGTATTATCTCAATGAAGGTGCGCATTATACGACGCCCGGCACGCGGGCGAAATGGTTTGAGCACGCTAAGGCTCTCTATCGTGACGCATGGCTCGACCTCGTGCAAAGGGCATTAGCATGAATATCCTGAACGAAGTCAACGCGTATCTGCTTACAAAGATCACGCCTTACTCGACGATCTATCTCGATGTGTTCCCCAACGATTCAGTAGAGGAGCTGATGGCGCGCAACGATCCTAGCCAAGCGGCAGAGACGCGCTACCTCGATGGTTCGCGTATCGGGACTTTCAACTTCTCATATTATGCCAAGTCGGCAAATTCCGAGACGGCTCGTATTCAGCTTGATGCGATTATCTCGGCTCTCGACTTCAAAGAGCTTTCAACTATTTCAAATGGGACAGCGATAAAACTTGAAGCGGCAACTACTCCAGCCTTCGTGTCAAAGAGCGAGGCCGGTGAAGTTATATTTGTCACGAGCCTTAGGCTCGAATACCATGTAGGAGGTTAAGGCCATGGCCGAAACTTTTGAACTGAACTTTCAGGATCTTTATGAGATCGATACGACCCCGCTCACTACGGCGACGTGGGTACGTCTCGCGGTAGGCATCTCTTCCGGGGAGCCTGACAACAATGAGGACATCGCACAGGACAAGTACCTCGACGGCGACGGCTTCGGTTCGTCCGACGTCATCGGCGCGCAGCACATCGTCTCGTTCTCTGGCCACCGAGTCGTCGGAAATCCCGCGCAGGATTACATCGCCGCGATGAAGCTGGAACTCGGCGATGCTCGCAAGACGCACCTCCGCTATACCGATGCTGGCGGCAATCAGATTTCAGGCTCTGTCACTCTCGCGAATATCAAGGAGGGTGGCGGAGACGCGGGAGCCAAAAAAGATTTCACCTTCGAGGCGCATTTCAACGGCAAGCCGACCTTCGCCGCCCATGTCGCGGCTACCGCCCTTGCTCCGACCATCGCCGCTGGTACGGCTCTTGGGACTACGAAGTTCACCGTTGTCCCCGGAGCCGGAAACAGCCTGTCTTACAAACTCGGCGCGGTCTCTCTCGGCACGGTATACGGATCGCAGTATGTCGCTGGAGACATCGCCTATACCTCGGGCTCCGACATCGTGGCGGCCGTCGGCCAGTACCTCCAGATGTTCGAGATCAACGCCTATGGCCGCGTGGTGAAGTACCTGGAGCACCTTCTCGTCACCGCCGACGTCAACCCCGGCGTGTAATTTTACCCCCATGATCCGCCGGTAGATTCTTGCCGGATAGGGGGTGCCGCCGAAGCGTGGCACAATTTTTAGATGGGGGATAACATGGCTAGCGAATTCAGAATGAATGTTACGCGGGTTTCCTTCCCGCTTGTGATCGACGGCGAGGACGAAGAGGGGAATCCGAAGGTGCTTTTCGAGAAGCGGTATTCTATCGACCTCGGCAACAAGGAAAAGATCAAAATGATCTATGCCAAGTGCCGGGAGCTTTCCGACATGGCCAAAAACATAGATCAGGACGAAGCGGCCTTCGATGAGGTCGAGGCGCTCGCGAAGGGCATTATCGACTCCGTGCTCGGCGACTGGACCGCGATTTGGGAGGCGACCAATCATAACATCTATGCGGTTCTCGGTCTCACTTCCGAGCTCGCGCGCGTGATAAAAGAGGATGCGTCGGCCTCCTTCAAAAGGTATGGCCTTTAACCCGATTCTCGACGAGTTGCCCGATAGCTTCAACGGCTGTCGGGTAAACACCGACTTCCGGCAAGGCCTCCGATTCTTCGCGGCCATGGCCGACCCAGATCTTGATGAGCGCGAACGGAGCGCGGTCATAATCCGCCTGTTTTTTGGAGACAAGATTCCCGAGCCCACCGATGAGATATGGCCTTTCGTGGAGTATTTCATCGGTGGCGGCGAGGACAAAAAAGGCGAGAGCGGGCCTCGAGTGTTTGACTTCAACGCCGATTCTGGCCGACTCTATGCGGCATTCTTGCAGACCTACGGCATTGACCTTCGCGAGGCAAAGATGCACTGGTGGCTTTTCCTTGAGTTATTCCGCGACCTGCCCGAGGATACGATGCTCTTAAAAGTGATAGATATTCGCGGCAAGAAGCCGCCTAAGTACGCTGACAATGAATACAAGCAGGCCCTGAGCAAGGCGAAACGGGCCTTCGCGATAGATTCTGGGCGAGACGACGCGGCAAGCCTTGGAGACGTGATGCGATCCTGGGCGGGGAGATAATATGGCAATAGATGGTAGCATACACATAGACGCGAAGATCGACGATAGTAATATCAAGCCCCAGCTAAATAACATGAAAAAGTCAATCGCCGATTCCTTCGCCTCGATCCGCGACGTGATGCAGGGGCCAGTGCAGGCCGGGCGCATGGTCATCGAGACTTTCAAAAAAATATCCGCCGTGGTAGATGGATGGGAAAATGAATGGGCCCAGTCCGAGCAGGCTGTGGCTATCTTGGGATCAACCCTCAAGGCAACCGGCGCTTCATCTTGGACAAGCTCGAAACAGATTCAGGATTTCGCTAACGAATTGCAGGATATGACCGGCTATGCCGACGACAATATTCTTGCCATGGAGAATGTCCTCCTTGGATTCAAGAATATCAAGGGCGACAACTTCAAGGAAGCGTCGCTCCAAATCATGAACATGGCGACAATCATGCATATGGATTTGACAAGCGCGGCGCAAGCGGTAGGCAAGGCGCTTGATGACCCCATCGCCGGAATCGATTCGCTTACAAGACAGGGATTTAGATTCTCGGCTCAGCAGAAAGCCATGCTCAAAGATTTGGTGCAAACCGGGCAGACCGCCAAGGCTCAAAAGATAATTCTCGACGAACTCGCTACCACCTATGGCGGTGCGGCCGAAGCGGCAAACCAGACCGGAACGGCGATAAAACAGAAACTCAACCTTGCCGTGCAGGACATGAACAAAGAACTGGGCCGCTCTGTTTCGAATAATCTTGC